AGGATATTGCAAAGGTCGCAGAAGATAATGAAAAGTCTATGGATTTACTAATGGACTGTGTTCAAATCGCAATGAAACAATACAAGCCAGAATTGGCAGAAGACAAGGAAGCCCTAGAAGAAAACCTAGACCTTCCAACTGTATACAGAATTGTTGAAGAGGCATCAGGAATCAAACTTTCCGATGCTTCCCTAATTGGCAATCTTGTAAATAATTAAATAAAGAGGTGTAATGGATGGCTGATGTAGAATCCAATATTCATGTAAATATTGATACGTCCGATGCTTTAGCAAGTCTAAAACTTCTACAACGTCAGATATCAGCCTTCCATACACAGATGGCAAAGTCTGGTACCGCAGCCTCAGCGGTAGCAGCAAATCAAGCACAAAACTTGATGAACAGCATAAATGCTACTGGACAATTCCAAGCATCGATGCGAACAGTTACATCTAGTACAGAGTCATTCACCAATGCCCTAGAAAGAAATAAGTTAACTTCAAGAGAGTATTTTAGATATACTGGCGCTGCCACAAGAACCTTTGGTAAACTTTTTAAGTCTGAATTTGAAACAATAAACAAGGTTGCACGAGAGCGTGTAAAGGATATTCAGACCCAGTATGTTAAGTTGGGTCGTGGTGCTAATGGAGCACTTCAAGCAATTGCTGTAAGACCTCTAACCCTTGATATGAAAAACCTGGGTACACAAACAGCCATTGCAGCACAAAGACAGCAACTACTTAATCAATTATTAAAGCAAGGATCAACCAATCTTCTAAATTTTGGTAAGAATACACAATGGGCTGGTCGCCAGTTGATGGTTGGTTTTACAGTTCCACTAGCAATGCTTGGAACAACTGCTGCAAAAACATTCATGAAACTTGAAGAACAGGCAATTAGATTTAAGCGTGTTTACGGAGAAATGTTTACAACACAAGCAGAAACAGATGCTATGGTTAAACAAGTTCAAAAACTTGCAACAGAGTATACAAAGTATGGGGTTGCAATAGAAGACACAATGAAGATGGCAGCGGATGCCGCAGCGATGGGTAAACAAGGAGCAGAACTACTTGCTCAAATTTCACAAGCAACAAGACTTGCAGTGCTTGGCGGAGTAGATCAAGCACAAGCACTAGAAACAACTATTTCAGTAACAAATGCATTTGGGGTTGCTGCAGATCAATTAGCAGGAAAAATTGATTTTCTTAACGCAGTTGAAAACCAAACTGTTGTATCTATTGAAGATTTAACAACAGCAATTCCAAAGGCTGGGCCAGTTGTAAAGCAACTTGGTGGATCCGTAGAAGACTTAGCATTTTTCCTTACAGCAATGAAAGAAGGCGGAATCAATGCATCAGAAGGTGCTAACGCACTTAAATCTGGTCTTGCATCTTTAATTAATCCATCTGCAAAAGCCAGCGCATTTCTTGGAGATCTTGGTGTTAATATTAGAGGAATTGTTGAAGCCAATAAGGGAGACATTAAAGCAACAGTAGTTGGCTTTGCACAAGCACTTGATACACTTGATCCACTTAACCGTGCTCGTGCTATTGAGCAACTATTTGGTAAATTCCAGTTCTCAAGACTATCTACACTATTTCAAAACGTAACAGCACAGGGTACACAAGCAAACAGAGTGCTACAACTTACACAAGCAACTACAGAAGAACTTGCAATCTTGTCACAGCGAGAATTAGATAAGATCCAAAACACAACAACATATAAATTTAAAAAGTCAATGGAAAATCTTAAGTTGGCTATTGCTCCAGTAGGAGAACAGTTCTTAAAAGCACTGACACCTATTGTTGAGTTTGTTGGAAAGATTCTTGATAAATTTAATAATCTTGGTGAAGGTAGTAAAAAGTTTTTAACTATATTTACAGTTGCAGTTGCAGGTGTTGGCCCAATTCTTCTAATGACATTTGGTTTAATAGCAAATGCTGTTGCAAATATAATTAAAATGTTTGCAGGCATGAAATCTATGTATAACAGAACAGGCGGAGCAAGTAAGGTTCTAGGAGAACAGACAAACTATTTAACCAAAGAACAACTAGAAGCCTCTGCAGTTTCAGCATCTCTTGATCAAGTTCATCAAAAATTACAGCAAACATTTACTTCTGAAGCAGGCGCATTAAATAACTTAGCAAATGCATATAGAAGAGCAATTGCAGCACAGATGGGATTTACTGGTCCAGTTCCAGGCGGTAGAGGAAGTCAGGCAAGGAAAAAGTATTCAACTGGAACAACCAGGGTACCAGGAAGTGGAAATCAGGATACAGTTCCATCAATGCTTACTCCTGGTGAAGCAGTTATCCCAGCAGAAGTAGCACAAGATCCTAGATTTAAACCAATTATTAGTGCAATGGTTAGCAAAAGACTTCAAGGTTTTAATGATGGCACAGGAGAAGTTACTCAGTCTGGAAAAGCAAAGTCAAAAGTAAAATCAAAACCAGACACAGTATTTGCACATGCAACAGGTAATTCAAAGGTTGATCTTAGTGATGTACCAGATGAGTTTAAAGAGAAGGCTCAGACACTTAAGGTAAGAGGATTTGAAAAGGGAACAACATATACTGCTGTAGGGTTTGATATACCAGAATCTCTTCACAAAGATCTAACACACAATAGAGCAAACCTAGTAGAATATTTAGAAGAGATAAAGAAAACACGATCAGTACAAACAATGACATCTAAGTTAATGGGCCCACCAAGCAACATGAGTCCAACCAAAGCAGCACAGGTAGCAGATCAAATTAGAACAAATCTTATCAAATCACTAGAAGCAATTCCTAGAGTTCCACTTGGTGATGGTAGCCACAGTATTCCTTTGATTGGAGACAAAGATGTCTACTCAAGAATGGGAAATATTAAATCTGGAATCCTTGGGGGATTAGCAAGAGATCCAAAACATGCTGAAGGAGTTTCAGCACTTCTAGCACCACAAGGACTTACAAGTTTTCAAAAGCCAAAGATGGTCTACAACAGCACAGCAACTGCAAAAGAACTTTATGAAGCAGTAGAGAAATCAAAGAGTAAGCCTAACACAAAGGCTTCAGCAAAAAGACTTTTTGATCACTATCCAGGACAAGTTGTTAAGGTAAGCAGAGATGCAAAGGGAAATATAATTGCATACGAAAGACCAGAAGTAAGCGCAAGAACAAATGAACTTAAAAAGACAATGAACAATGCAGTTTTGGAAGATGGAGCATTTAAAGGTGGAAGATCTGACGGATCTTCTGGAACAATAAAGGTTGCATCTGTATCGGGTAAAAGAAGTCAGGCAGCGCTACTAGCATTACAAAAACTAGAAGATGCAAAAACAGCAGGAAAGCCAATAACCAAATATAGAGAACAACTGTCGGTAGGAACAGGGTTTAGCAATGTTGGAGCCAAGCACCTTTCTGGAGTACACATAACAGAAGATGGAAGAAAAGTTTATGTAAAGCCAATGATAGATGAAAAATCTGCAATGGCTGAACTAAGAGCAACAAGGATTGCAAGAGAAGTCCATGGACTTGAAACACCAAAGCAAGAATTAAGACTAATCCAAGACCCAGTAACTGGTAAAACAATCTATGCTCTTGAGTCTGAGTTTAATTCTAAGTTTGATCCAGATACAATTCCAAAAAAGTTTAGCAAGAAGCAATACATTAAGCAGTTACTTGCAGCAGGCCTCCGTGGAGATAAAGACCTCAAGAGAGGAAATCTAGGAGGAAATGTTTTAACTGACGTAGGTACCGCAGGAGTATTTAAGACAGCGTCAGGAGCAAGAGATTATGCAGACAAGATGCCTTCTCTTGAAGAGATGATAAAGACTAACCTAAGTGGGGTTAAGGGACCAGCAGCAGCAAGATCTCCGTTCTGGTTTGGAAATCAGACTGCAGATATTGCAAAGAAAATGTCAGCAGAACAATTTGAATCAATGATGCAAAAAGAAGTTAAAAAATCTATTACAAACCTTGAAAAATTAATTCCAAAGTTACAGTTAAATGATGCAGAAAGACCACTCTATACATCCATGCTTGATAGATTAAAAGAAAAGGTAGACTGGAAAGCAATTCATAAACTTCATACATCTATTGCAATTAAGCCAGATGAGGTTTTACAAGATGATAAGACTGGAAAGATAACCAAGCCAAAGACAGAAAAACTTCCTGCTAAGGTAAAGTCATCTGCAGGCAAAAAAGATACATTGATGACGCAAGAGCCTAAAGGAAAAAGCATTGTTCAAGGGATTCCTAAAAAGGTAGGAAGATTTGTAATGCCTGGAAAGGCAAATGCTCCAGAAGCAAGAGTAACAACGTCGACAGCATTGATAGATGGAGCAAGAGGATCTATTGCAGAGGCAAAAGCAGTTGGCGCTAATATTGGAACAAATATTTCTCAATCAGCAGCAGCAGCATCAAGAACTTTGCTGTATGGAACTGGCCCAGTTGATGCAGAAGCAAAGTCTATTCGTCGTCAATTAGAAAAACAAGAAAGAGTAAAAGCAAAAACACAAGCAAGAATTAATGCAAACAAGACTGCAATGTATGGAACAACTGGAACTATCGATCCAGTAATGAGAGGAAAAAGAAAGCAAGCAGAGTTGGCAGAAAAAAGAAGTAGGCTTGCAGAAAAAATAGGATACCAACAACAAATTATTTCTGAAAGAGCAGCAGCACAGGCTAAGAGCAAGACAGTGTCTGGAAGAATAACAGCATTTGCTTCAAAGAGAGCAGATGCTAGACAAGCAAAAATTGATGCAGGTAAACGCCCAGGTATGGGTATAGGGGGTGCAGTCGGTATAGCATCAGGTGCTGCAATGATTGGGTCAATGGCCCCAGGCAAAGTTGGAGAAATATCTCAAAAGGTTATGATGCCACTAATGGGGCTATCTATGATTATACCAATGCTTAAGAGTCCAGCATCCGCCCTTGCTATTGGTCTTATTGCAACTGTAGGATCTTTTGTTGCTTTAAGAATGGCATTTGATAGTGCTCAGCAAAAGGTCTTAGACGAAAGCGATAAGTTTAGGGGATCTGCTAATGCAATACAAGCAATAGCAAACTTTAGTGGCAAGGCAACAGCATCAGAACAAATGGATTTAAGAAGAAAGAACTCATTCTCAATGCTAGGGCCAGCAACAGGCAAGACAACCTACGGAGAAGCCTTTGTTCAAACGGCAGAAGGCAAGGCACTAACAAAAAGAATTGCAGAGCAAAATTCTGCTGGTAAGGGCAACGTTGCAGCAAAAGATTTAAGTGGACAACTATCGGCATCAATAATGTCTGGTGCTATTGATATGGGGCAAGCAAAGAGTTTGGCAATGAATGCTGCTAGAGAAGCAGGAGATATGTCTATTGGCATTAAGGTCATCGGACAATTAGAAAGTCTTTTGGGTCCAAACGGAGAAAGACTTGACAAAGAGCCACTAAAGGTTAGACTTGATATGGTTGCTCAAAATTCTAAGGCTATGCAAAGCAGTATTAATAGTGTTAAGGGTGCAGGTTTAACAACGCAGTTGGCTGGACAAAAGACAATGCAAAAGGTTGGTATTGGAGCATCAGCACTTGGTGGAGCAGCAGCAGGCGCAGGCATTGGAGGAATGATTGGCGGGGCTCTTGGTGCGGTTGGTGGTCCTCTTGCAGTTATAACTGCAGGTATTGGTGCAACTATCGGAGCAGGAATAGGTGCTGCAGTTGGTGGTATTGGTGCATACTTTGCATCAAAGAAGTTTACAAAGCAAGCAGGTACTCTTGGAGCAGCAGCAGCAGTAGATGCTAAAATTGCAATGGAACAAAACAAACAAATGCTTGATTCGTTTGATATGTATTATCAAAAAAAGGTTGAAGAACTTAGATTACAAGGAAAAATAAATGAAGCCGACGCTCTACAAACCAAGTATCTTAAAGAAAGAGATAAACTAACTGCAGCCCAAGGCAAACTACAAGCAGATGTTGTATCACAATATGAAGGTGCTGGTGGTCTTCAAGAATCAATGATGAGCGGAATGAAGAAAGCAGCAACTGCCAGATACAAAGATGATCCAAACCAACTAGCATACTTAGATGTTGTTAATCAGCAAGCAGGAGACCTAAGAAGCGGTGGACTAATCTCTAAGGGTCAAGAATATTTAATTCAAGCAAAGATGGCAAGTGGAGATATTCCTCCTGCAGTATTTAGAACTTTACTAGGACTTGCAGCAGATAATAAAGATATTGCTCCAAAGATGATGAATATTATTACTAAGTTTAGCGGTGCAACTTCTGAGTCTATTGGTGTAGCAGCACAAAATATTCTTGGAGCAGATGATGTTGTTAACAAGGAAGTTCAAACAAAATTTGTTACAAGAGTTGAAGCATTTGAAAAAGATTCAGATGCGCTTGACTTTACAAAGAATATGATTAAGTTAAACAATCTTAATGCAGTTATACCATCTGACGTAATGGTTAGTTATTATGTAGATCCAAAAAACCAGGCAGCATATGATAATCTAAATAAAATTCTTGACACAATCGAAGGAAGCAAAGATTTAACTGCAAAAATTGTTTACGAAATTATGCCAGAGGTTAAGGGAACTGCAGCCTTTGATGAGGCATACTTTAACACATTAACTGAAGATCAGCAAAAAGTTTACACAACAACCATTGCATCATTAATTAATATTCCAGACCCAACAATTATTGAAAGTGAAGACTTTAAGGCTTGGCGTAAAGAGACAGGTCCAAAGGGAGGAGCAGGTGTTACTGGAAGCAAGGCTTATATTGTAGATAAGTATATCGAGGCTCAAGGAAATAAGGCGGTTACAGATGGGGTTGCCATAGATACAAAGGCCCCAACAGGAACAACCCCAACTGGCGGGGGAAGCAAAGTTCAATCTTCACCACTAGATGACCTAGTAAAGAAACTAAGAGATGTACGAAAGAACCAGATCAAGGTTACAGAAGGCTGGAGTGCCTCTCGTAAGGCTCTAGACAACCTGTTTGGTGGTAAGAAGACCATCGATGTATTTAGCGGTATAGAAAACGATCTAAGAGGTTTGGGCGGTAGCCAGGACTTTATCGAACTAATCGTTGGTATGGATCCAAAGGAATACGAGAAGAGAAAGAACTCTCTATTTAAATTTGACAACAAGGGAAATATTATTGGATTAAAGGCAGATGCAAAGAATATCCAAGAAGCACTTAACTCAATCACCATGGGTGAATGGAACTCAAGCATGGAATCAGAAACCAAGGCTATAAGTGATCAAAGCAAGGCTATGGATAAACTTTCAAAGTTAGGTGTTCCAGTTGCAGATGCATATGAACTAGTTTCTAATAAAGCATATGCACAGGCAATTGCTAATGGCGTAAATGAAAAATCATTAGGCAAACTAATTACAAAATATAACGCATTAACTGTAGCACAGAAGGCCTCGGCATCAATTCAAGATGCAAAGACTGCAACTTCTCAACTTAAAAATGATAGGCTTCAAGAGCAAAGATTAAAACAAATGGCAGCAGGTGGCAACGGACTAAATGCTTTTGCTATTTCTTCAGACAATGAATTAAAAGCGTTAGAAGTTTCTATTTTTAATCAAAATAATAATCTTGCAAGACTTAAAGCAAAGTTATTGGCAACAAAAGGTGTAGATGCAAAGAAGGCGGTACAAAAAGACATAGACGCTGCAGAAATTATTTTAGCAGAATCAAATGATGCAATGAAATCAAGACTTGAAGAGTTAAAAAAGACTGTAGGGCTATACGAAGATTTGTTTAATGATTTATTTTCAAACGTTATGGATTCTTTTGATACAGAAGAAAGAAAAATTCAAATAGATTTTGAAATGAATATTGATAACAAAAAGGCTAATGCAGAAATTGAAAAAGCACAAAATGAAATTGCAGCAATGCAATATCTTAATGATGACAAAGAAGCAGCGCTAAAGGCGATTGAAGATCAAGAGCAAGCAATTAACGAAAAATACGATAAAAGAATTGAGGCTTTGGATGCAGTAGAAAAGGCAAATGCTAATATTGCTAACCAGCAAAAGGGACAGTTAACTCTTGCCGAAGCGCTAACATCTGGAGACATAGCAGCAGCAGCCCGTGCTGCACAAGAAATTAGAGCGCAAGAAGCAGCAGATGCAGTAACAAAGCAAAAGGATGCAATTGAGCAGTCTAGAAAATATGAATTATCTACAGCAACTGGGTTTGATAAGCAAGGACAGAAAGATCCAAAACTTGGCCAACTTAAAACTAGAAAGCAACTTGAAAAAGAAATTAAAGAAATACAGGATAAAATATTTGAAAAAGAAGAGTCCGCAATAGAGCCACAGCAAGAGTTTCTTAGACTTAAGCAAATTACATTAAAAGAAGATATTGCAGGAATCAGGATTGCTGGCTTAAGCAGAGAAGCCTGGGAACAAATTCAAAGTAATGTAGAGATTGCAAGAGTTAGGGCGCTAGACTTTGTTACGGGTATTGAGTCTGCAATGAAGGCTCTTGATCAGGGGCTAACAGACTTAAGCAAATTCCAGGCTAAAGATTTAATAGCGAAGTATGGAGTACAAACACAGCCAGTAAATACAGCAGCAGCAGATAGAGCAGCAGCAGAAGCAGCAGCAAAGGCTGCAGCAGATAAAGCAGCAGCAGATGCAGCAGCAAAGGCTGCAGCAGATAAAGCAGCAGCAGATGCAGCAGCAAAGGCAGCAGCAGAAAAGGCTGCAGCAGAGGGCAAGTCAGCAGCAGAGCAAGCAGCAGCAGCAGAAGCAGCCAGAAAGGCTGCAGAAGCAAAGGCCAAGGCAGAAGCAGAGGCTAGAGCAGCAGCAGAAGCAGCAGCAAAGGCTGCAGCAGAGAAGGCAGCAACTGAAAAAGCAGCAGCAGAAGCAGCAGCAAAGGCTGCAGCAGATGCAGCAGCAGCAGCGGTAGACAATGCATCAGATTCTCCATCATATAGTGTGATTCCTAAAACAGCAACAACCTATGTTGTTAAACCTGGAGACACTCTTTCTGGAATTGCAAGTCAGAATGGAATTTCTCTAGAAGAACTTCTTGATGCTAATCCAAAGTTTACTACAGATCCAAAGTATAAGGGTGGAAGTATGATTTGGTCTGGAACAACTGTTAAGATTCCAGGCGGAGGATCGGGCGGTGGTAGTGGCGGTGGATTTGGAATGCAGATGGCTGCCATGGGTGGACTAATTAATCCAATGAAGTTTGCGCTTGGCGGTTTTGCAAAGGGTACTGATACGGTCCCAGCAATGCTAACTCCAGGAGAGTTTGTTATGAGTAAGTATGCTGTAGATGCTCATGGTGTAAATACAATGAAGGCAATAAATAGTGGTCAGCCAACTGGCGGGGCAGTGTATAATAATACATATACATTAACTGTTAATGCAAAGACAAATGCTAATCCAAATGAAATTGCACAGGCAGTAATGTCAACAATCAAGCAGGTTGACGATAGAAGAATCAGGGGGATTGGAATAAATGGTAGATGATCCAAGGTTCGCCTATATGCAAAGCCGTAAAAGATACAACAGGCCTAGCGGTATGCTCTGGTCTGAAAACTCGGGCACCCTGATAAATGGTTTGTATATTCCTCAAGGATACGAGGTTGGAGCAGCAGCAGACGGGGTAGACCCAGAACTAACAGACCAATTCTTAATGCTTACAGATGACAATAGGTCACCACTTGATTTCTCAGATGAGCGCATCGAAAAGCGTGAGCGAATGATAAATGGTCGTATGAGATCATATCACACTGCAGACAAAATGAAAATTAGCACCAGTTGGAATATGATACCTTCTAGGTCTCACTCTAATGTTCCAAGTTTTAATATAACAACTGGAAAGTCGCCACACACATCATACACAACAGACGGTGGAGCAGGTGGAGCAGATATGCTTGAGTGGTATGACGGTCACAAAGGATCTTTCTGGGTATTCCTAGCATATGACAGAAAAGGAATTTTTAAGGGAACAGAGGCTCCTTATGATCACCTATCCCAGTATAACCAACTTGTAGAAATGTTTATATCAAGTTTTTCATACTCTGTAGAAAAAAGAGGCGCCAACTTTGATTATTGGAATGTCTCAGTTACCTTGGAAGAGGTATAATGTTTGAGGACAAAGACTTACAAAATTTCTTAGAAACATCTTCAACAATAAGAAATAAGTCAATCATAACTGCTGAATGGAATATGAATATTCCAACTAATATTAAGCATATAGGAAACTATCGATATAGACCTACACAGTCTGGATCTGTATACTCTTCTTTGCCTAGTAGTTTTGATGTTAATGATGCTGGAAATTTTTATACAGGAGCAACCGATGCAGATATTATTATAGATGGAGAGTTTGATAACAATGATATTCCAACAACATTTTTAACTAAGAAAGAAAAATTGCAAACTCTTTATTCTTTAGAAGATTGCTTTGGTCAGTTTAGACCAAGATCGGGAATCAATAAAGCAGTCTTCTTTGAAAAAGGAAAATTACATCACCCAAACTTATTTATGGCAGATAGACCTAGATACTACATGCCAGACAAAAATGACAAGTTTAAGTACTGGACATCATACAGAACAGAATCTGGAGAGGAGTACGGGGTAGCGTCAAAAGTTCGTGATTCTCAGTATTCAATAGAAGATGCCTGCCCATTCATTGTATATAAAAAAAAGATTCCAACAAATAGAGTGGTTGTAAAAATGCAAACACATACTGGAACTGAAAATCTTGGACCATTCTCTTCATCAACTGGTGCATATGCAGATCCATTTTATGGAGAACTAAATCAAAAGACTCCAAGCAAGTGGAAGATTCAGTTCTTAAGAGATGGTAATTGGGAAAACGTTGTATCTTTTAACCCAGCAGTAACAAGAAGAGACGGAACTCCTATCATTAAGAGCGACGGATATGTTGAAATTGCTTACGGATTAATCGTCCCAGAAGAGTGGAGATCAAATTTTGTTATTGCAGAAACATATACAAGTATTTCATTGCTTCCAGAACAGTCAGTAATTGGTTATGCTTATTTAATTAAACCAAATAAAGACGAACTAGGCGCTTACCATATTTGGGACGGTACACAGTATGTGGTAAAAATACCAACATACGGGTGGTACATACAAGATGAGACAGTAGATAGATTAACTAACTTTGTAACAGATGCAACGTCTCCAGATGTATTTGTAAAAACACTTGACAAGAAAGAACAGTTTAGAGAGTTTGAGTATATAAGCGGGGTAAGACTTGTAGTAGAAACTATGAACACGAAAGACGCTACATTTGATCTTATTGAAATCTCTCCAAGACTTGTGATGAATGTTTCTGATAAAACAATTGACTACTCTATTAATAAGAGTGCATCAGACCTAGGACTTTCTGGTTTGCCAGTAGGACAACTAATTGCTTCTAATGGAAGCATAACTCTTTTTGATCATGATCAAGCATTTAATACTAATAACAAAAATAGTATCATTGCTAAATATATTTCAAGGCATGTTCAGTTTAAATTTTATGAGGTAATTGTTGATGTTGCTGGATGGGACTACTATGTTCCGATAAAAGCATTGTACTCAGATGCGTTTCCAAAACAAGACTTAATGTCAAAGCATGTGTCTATATCATTAAGAGATATGTATTGGTATTTAGAATCACTAACTGCTCCAGAGATATTGATGACTGAGGTTTCTGTTAGTTCTGCAGTTTCTTTGCTACTAGACCACATAGGGTTTTCTAACTATACGTTTAGAAGAGTTGCAAATGAAAAAGAAATTATCATTCCATACTTTTTTGTTGGGCCAAACACTAGCGTTGCACAGGTTCTTCAAGACTTGGCAGTTTCAACTCAGACAGCAATGTTCTTTGATGAGTACAATAACTTTGTTATGATGAGTAAAAATTATATAATGCCAACAATAGAAGAAAGACCGACAACTTTTGATCTTAAGGGTACAAAAGATTTTGTAGAAGATAGGGAAGTAAAAAACAAAACAAATAAGCCAAAGTTAGCAAATGTTATTTCTGTATCAACCCAGGATAGTGCGGTATATAATGATGGCGCAATTAATTACAGCACAAGATACATTCAAAGATCTATAGGATCATTAAGACAGGCAAGCCTTGTAGATGATGAAAGATACTACACATACAAACCAGCACTGTTATGGGAAGTTTCTGGTACACAAAATACCAAGTCAATAAATAATGAAGTGGCAACTCAATCTGCCTATGTGCTCAGCGCTATTCCTCTTAACTCGGATCTAACTGCTTCTGTACCAGAAGTAAAAAACAACATTGTGATTAATAATACATTTAGCCTTGGTGAAGCAGCCTACTGGATTACAAGATATAACGGATACTTCTATTCACAAGGAGAGATTATTAAGTATGATGCAGTTCAATATAATGTTTCTGGGTTTGGAAATGTATGGATAACATCAACTGAAGATTATCAAAACTATTTTGCAAAACTTCCCTTTAATGGAAAAATATATCCTACAGGTTTGGTTAGAATATACTCTGAGCCAAAGTATTTTGAAAAAGATGGCGTTGTTAAATTACAAAATGGAGACGTTCAAAAGCATGGCCGTGGACAGTTTGGAACTGAAGTTGTTGCACACTCTGCTGGAATATCTGACTACTGGAAATCTGACGATAACATTAAAGGATGTTCAATGTTCTCAGAATTCTTATTTGATCAAGACTTAGAGTCAGTAAGTATAGAAGTGACAATACCACCAGGAGCAACACAGGAAGAAATAAATTTTCTAAAGACTGCTGGTAAGATTACTCCAGAGGGATATTCTTCAGATGCAATCGCAAAGACAGCATCAAGAAGCGGAATTATAAAAAACTTTATGTCAACATCCTTTATTGGAGAAATTGCTACAGCAACTAAATCACAAACTGGAACACTGCAGTCTTCAGCATTATCATTAACTGGACCAAACTTTACAACTAAGCAAAAACCAAGAGACTTTATTTCATATGTACATAAAAACTTAAAAGATAAAAAGTACAAGCATTTCGGAACAAGAATGAGAATTGTTGGAAAGATTGAAAACAATGAAGACAGAGGTCAAACATCTAATGGTTCCTCAACATTTTATGTTGTTAATGGTAGCACCCCAGATAAAAATATTAATATTTCTGGAGGATCTGGCGGTCTTGCCTTTATGCTTAACCCAACAACAAATGTTGGATATTACTTTGAAATAGCAGCGCTAGGAATAGGAAATCTTTCTGAAGAAGAAAGGCAGGGCGTTAGCAATGTTTTCTTTTATAAGATAAAGTCTAATAATGGAACTGCAATCCCAGTACCTATTTGGCAAGGCCTTGGAGAAATCACTGTGGATGATGGTAAGTTTACTGGTCAGGCAAGAATAGTCGCTGAAGAAAATGCAACGGTATATGATTTAGCAGCAGAGTATGAAGATATTGGAAGTACAAGAAGATTCTATCTGTATCTAAATGGCCAACTAATTAAGACAATAGACGACACAGATCCTCTACCAGCGTACTCAGACGTTGCACTATTTACACGAGGATCTTCAAGAATTATGTTTGAAAATGTCTATGCATTGTGCAATAACTATTCTCAGAATACAACATTTTCTTTAGGTGCCCCAGTCAACTCTGTATTCGGAGACTCAGACATAAACGCTAATGAGTCTTTTAGAAAATACTCTATTAGTGGATTAATTCAAAATACATACTTGGCAGGCATAGGAAATTCAGAAGCACCAAAATACAACATATACTTTGAGGAGTTTGGTAGCATAATGAGAGAGGCAGCCACTTTTAATTTTAAATATGATAAAGCCTTTCCAGCACTAACTGCAAAGATTTCTCCAACATTTAATAAGATAAAGGGATATGTTGTTTCTGGATTTAGAGCAGGATCCTATGGAGCAGAGTTTATGGTATTTAATGCAACAGATACAGCAATTAGTTTGGACGAGACAACTGGTAACTATTTAAGAGTTCAAGGAATAACATTTACACAGCAATCTGATAATAGATTAACCGTTGATGACTATTATAATAAAAACACACTTACTTCAAATCCCCAGTTTGTTGGAGAAACTTTAATATCAAACCCATATAAGTTTAAGCAAGACTATCAAGACATAAAGTTAAGCAGAATGACATACGGTAAAAAAGATTTTTCATTAGATACTCCATACATTCAGTCTTATGATGAGGCAAACAGTTTAATGAAATGGCTTATTGAAAAAATAGCAAAGCCAAGAAGATCTGTTGGTGTTAAGGTGTTTGCAATACCAACCTTACAACTGGGAGACATTGTGACCCTTGACTATGAAGAAAACGGAGTATCTATGGCATCCCCTTCATCAAGCAGGTTTGTAATCTATAACATTGATTATTCCAAGAGTGTAGATGGACCAGATATGACATTATTTTTAAGTGAGGTGGTCTGATGAGATACCTAGGACTCATGACAGATGGCGGTGGAGAAACTGTATCACCAAACACTACGGCCTCACTTCCAGTGCCAAATGCTACGGCCTCACTTCCATTGGTAGACAATGCAGCATCTCAAAGTGCTTCATTAAAGTCAACTGTTAATGCCATAAAGATTGCAACCCCTGACTTAATAATAAGAGATTCAGAGGTTATGTCTATTGAAATAATGACAGACCTAATATTTGAAGATATTGGTGGTCAAGAACTTGCAACAATATCCAGACACGACCTGGTCAATGGTCAAAAAGTAGTCTATGCCCCTATTAAAAATTTAACAGATCTTTATCTACAGTACAACCCAAATAATATTTTAAGACTACAGCAGTCTGACTCATTCTTTAAGTCTTTGTCTATTGCAATAATGGACCACCTTCCAGTTTGTGGAAATGGTTATGACATAATTGAGAACCCTCTTGAGCCAGATAAAAACAAATGGACAAAGGTTCCAAACTGTAAGTCTATATATATTGATCCCATAAGCGGAGACCTAGTGATAAACCTTATAAACCTAAAAGATGGGGTTCAGGCAGAGGTTCAGTTATTGACAAGTGGAGAAATTTATGATGCTACAATATATAATGGAGGAAATTAAATGATAACAAACACAGGGAAAAATATTCTAGCCAAGTATCTTGTTGGTCAAACACCATCATATGCTTCTCATATTGCTGTTGGGTGTGGTCCAAAGCCACTAACACAAGATGGAACTCTTCCAGATTTTTCAGATAAAAAGTCACTTGACTTTGAAATGTTTCGTGTGCCTATAATCTCAAGAGGCTTTGTGGATGAGTCTGGGGTATCAAAAGTAGTACTGACAGCAGAACTTCCAACACAAGAACGATATGAAATTACAGAGGTAGGTTTATTCTCCGCTGCATCAAACCCTGCTGCAGGAGCATTTGATAGTAAAAACATTTACTCATTTTCTGATTCTGAATCCTGGAAATATTCTTCTCAGGGTAAAGAGATACCAGTCATATATTCACCACTAGATGATAGACTTGTCAATATTACTGGAGCAGTAGCATCTGGAGTAAACGTAACATATACAACGGACGCAGCCCATGGGTTTTCCGCTAACAACAACACCAGGGTTTCTATTTCTGGAATTTCTCCAAGCAGTTTTAATCTTACAGATAAAGAGATTGTGTCTGTTCCATCCCCAACAACCTTTACATTAGTGGCAGACGCTGCAGTTGTTGGTACATTTAAATCTGCTGGGTATTTAATTAATGATGTTGATACAAACATTATCAATCAGATATATCCAGTTTTTCAAACAAATGCAGACAATAAAATTTTTACTAATGAAAACAGAGTAGATAGACATGAAAGATGTAGATTCTTAAATAACATTCTTATAATGTCAGGTAACACATCTACAATATCTGTAGGATCTGACGACCATCTACTTGCAGCAACTGGATCAGAGTTTGTACAGTTAAACGGAACGACAGTAGATTTTAGCAAAAACTCTCCAGCAGATGAACTTAGATTGGCATTTTCTGTGGTCAATAAGGTTGGTAACGCACAAACACTACCAACATCTGTTAGAATTATTGTTGAGTTTTCTTCTACTGGTACATTTAAAACTGGTAAGTGGGCACTTTTTGAAGCAGTCGTGACTAGTGCAGACAATGATTTTTCAACAAATAGGTATTTGGTTGTATCAAAGCAACTTCAAGAACTTCAGAAGAGTGCAGACTTCTCGTGGGCAGAAATAAATACTGCTAGAATTTATGTTTCTGTTACAAAGGATGGAAACAATACTCCAACATCTGACTTTTATGTTTGCTTGGATGGATTTAGGCTTGAGAATATTAACTCAACAAACTCTGTTTACGGTTTAACTGGATACTCTGTAATGAGAACTCCAAATGCAAAAACAATTATTAAGTCAGCAAATACAACAAACTATATTGAGTTCAGATTTGGTTTGGATGTGTTATAGTGGCAGATGCAGGAATTAAGAATGTTATAGTTAAAAAAGAACTTTTAGGAAAAGTCTCATCAGAAAATGGCAGAGTTATAAGATTTAGGCTTGTTGCAGAAGACAAGAATAGAAAGTCTGCTTGGTCGCAGATCTTTATGATTAATGGACAGTTTGTTCAAGTTTTGCCAGGAGATATATCTGTAATTGGAAATTTAGTATTAGTAAACTGGTCTAATGGTTCAAATCCAGCAGACCAAACAAAGTATGATGTTTTTGTTCAATATGATTCCAGCGCTACATTCACACACATTGGAACACCAACTGGCACAAGCCTTTCATTTTTAAAAACTGGCACTCCTCAGACAATAAGGGTATTAGTACAATTAGCATCAACAAAACCACAGGCAATAGTGGGAACTCCAACAGCAGGCAAAACTATCAAAATTTTTGACTCAGGAATTAGAAACGCAACCACAGGGTCTCTGGTATAATTAGAGTATGGCAATATTACCTGTACCAGAAAGAGGCCAGCCTCTAGACGTAACATATATCTATCAGATTGTTAAGGCTATTAATGATTTATCTTCACAGATTTCTACTTCAACAAACAAATATGTCTCTGTAGACACAACAACATCAGGTAAGCAAAGCGTAAAGATTTCAGAGGCCCGTATAATCGGTGGATATGTCCAAGTTACAACAAGTACAACACAGATTGCAGGATCGTCTAAGACGTTCTCTTATGACTTTTCAACAGACTTTAAGTTTGCCCCAATTGTAACAGCGACCCCTATTAACGTAGGAAACACTGATGCTGGAAAAGATGTCACGGTAACTATAAATAGTATATCAACTTCTAGAGTAGAAGGAACGGTTAAGTTTAATACTGGAGGAGACACAAGCGTTGGGCTTAACTTGATAGTAGTTGGAATACCCAACTAATGATGTCATGTAAAAAGTGCAAAGGAAGAATGTTTCTAGATAGGCAATATACCGAGATTAATCATTTAGAAGTATACTGTATGAGTTGTGGGTTTAGAGTATTTTTTCATCCACCTAGCCAAACTTTGGAGGGACAATGGTTACTAAAAAGGGAACTATTGAGAGCGAAAAATACAATGAGTCACCTGTAATACCAGGGAACAAGAAGGTTTGGTTTCTTAATAAAGACTTAGTTAGAATACATCATTACAATCATTCTAATGGAATCATGTCTGTTTATAATATTACAAAAGATCAAATTGAAAGTTGTTTAATTAGTGATTTTAAAAATAAAAGAGAACGAGCATATACTGTAGGACAGACTGCTGATTTAGTTAATCGTCACAAAAAATATATGCCATCACTAATGAAACGAGGAGTCATTCCATTTCCAACGGGGTCTCAAAAGGGTGGGGCAAGAGGTTTCCAAGTAAGGTCATACTACTCAGAATCGCAAGTAAAAGAGATCCGTGATATACTTGCTTCATACCATATTGGCAGACCAAGAAAAGATAAGTTAATTACTAATGATATTACGCCTAGTAAACAAGAGTTGACACGAAGAATGGGCGATGGTATACTTACATATAGGAAGACAGAAGATGGGAGATTTATTCCAATCTGGAATGAATCTATTTAGCGAAGGGTATAAAATGGAAAACGAAGAGACAAAAGTATCCGTTACACTAGGATACACGCTTAACCTTGGCAACTTTCAATCACTAAGACTTGATCTTGGAGTTGTTGATTCAAAGCGCAATGGAGAAAATACAGATCAGGCTTTTGAGCGTGTCTACAAGTTTGTTGAAGATAAACTTACAGATAAGATCAAGGAAGCACAAGAAGAGGCTGCCGAAGCATAATGGCAGAGCGCAAAGATCCGTCTGAGCGCAGAGATACTTTTGCACTACTCAGTCGTTATAACAAACTTTATTTGCAAAGATATGAAAAAGAGTCTGGTTTAAACATGCATGCTGAGCAATGGGCTTCAGGTAATCTTATCAAGTCTTATAAACTTCAGTTATGCTATGATTTACTTGATTATTATTTTACTGTTTCTGAGTATCCTAATTGGAATGACTTTGCATACAACGCTGGTAAAATTTTTAAGGCAAGGTTAGATAAAGAAAAAGATGATAAAGAAAGAGCAGAGCGTAGACGAATGGCAAAGGAGTGGCTAAGTGAATAATACAGAGTCAAAACTAATTACGGCAGTCCTTAAAGATAAGCAGATGCATGTTCTTCTTCAAGCCAATGTTGATAATCTTCTAAGAACCCACGGAGATATCTGGGAGTTTATTCGTTTATACTTTGAGGCAAATGCTACATTGCCACCACAAGAATTAGTTACAGAAAAGTTTAGAGACTTTGAACCAGTAGCAGGGGTTGGAGCAACAAAGCATCATCTTGAAGAACTTCAAGGAGAATATTTAAATGATAGTCTAAAAGATATTCTTAGATCCGCAGCAACAAATGTACAAAACAACCAAGGCAGTATTGCCCTAAACGATCTTATTACAAAGACCTCAGAGTTAAAAAAGAACACCGCTGCTATTCGTGATATTGATGTCACAGACCTAGAGTCTGCAGTTGCTTACTTTGAAAATGTAAAGAAGCAACAGGCCCTAGGACATATTGGCATCAAGACTGGCTTGCCAGGATTTGATAACTACTTGCCATCTGGAATTATGCCAGGGCAGTTAGGAGTCTTCTTGGCATACCCAGGTATAGGAAAGTCTTGGTTAGCCCTGTACTTCGCTGTGCAGGCCTGGAAGCAGGGTAAGACACCCCTTGTAATATCACTTGAGATGTCAGAGACAGAAGTACGAAACCGTGTATTTACTATTATGGGCGAAGGTCGTTGGTCACACAGAAAGATTAGCAATGGTGAGATTGAGATTGAAATGCTAAAGGAGTGGCATGCCAAGAATCTTGCAGGTAAGCCAGAGTTTCACATTATCTCAAATGATCAGGGTGGAGAGATTAATCCTTCTGTTCTTCGTGGAAAGATTGACCAGTACAAACCAGACTTTGTAATCGTTGACTACCTTCAATTGATGGCTCCTAATCAAAAATCAGATAACGAAACGGTACGAATGAAGAACCTTTCAAGAGAACTTAAACTAATGGCTATTGGTGAAGAAG